ACCCTCAATGAGGCGATTGGCGCGAGCTACCAAGAGAAGACGGGCACTGCGCTGTGGGAAATCATCATCCCCAAGGGGTCACGCGGGGCCTACGTCAAAGAGGCAGACGACGAGTTCCTCCTGCCATCTAGGGCGCGCTTTCGTGTGGTGAGGAAGACGGGCAACCGCTGGCTTCTGGAGCTCCTCCTATGACCGACTACCCGACTCTCGCTCAGGCCCGCGCCGCCGGCCTCTTCCATCCAAACTGCCGGCACTCGATGAGCGCCTACATCGAGGGCGTGACCAAGCCCTACGGCGAGACCGAGGATCCGCAGGGCTACAAGGACACGCAGAAGCTCCGCTACCTTGAACGTCAGGTGCGGGAGTCGAAGCGGCTCGAGGCGGCTGCCCTCGATCCCGCCGCCCTGCGCAAGGCGAAGATGCGCACCGCGGCCTACCAAGCGAAGATCAGAACGCACGTGGCCACCAGCAAGGCAAAGCGGCAGCCGTGGCGTGAAAGCTACGGCGTGAAGGACTAGCCTCAGGTCTCGCGTGAGGCTTGACCGAGCTAGTACACTGAGCGCGTATACAGGAGGAGATGTCATGGGTGGGAAGCCGAGCAAGGGTACTCCGAAGGACATGAGGCTCAAGCGCAACCGGAAGCCGGCAGGCAGGCCGCCGTTCTCGACCCCGTCCAAGGCACCGCGCTCCGTTCCGAAGCCGGCAAAGAAGGGATGAGCCATGCCAGCAGAACGTGACTACCTGTGGGACGTCGACGAGCTCGGCAACGTGAAGCGAGGCCGGCGCCTCGCCTACGCCTACCAGGGCGCACACGCCGTCATGCTGGTCGATCGCGAAGGCCGCGGCTACCGCTTCATCGAGGGCCAGCAGAACCTCCGCGAGATCGTCGGCACGGACCTCGTGCTCGAGGACGACGACGAGACCGTGGCCAAGGACGTGCCCGACGTCGTGGATCTGGAGCGGTTCAAGAAAGCGGAGCTCGTGAAGTTCGCCGAGGCGCGTGACATCGAGACGGACAACCTCACGAAGGCCCAGATCATCGCCGCCCTGCGCGACTCCGGTGAGCCCGATGAGGACGACGACGAGATAGAGCAGCGGGCAGCGGCCGCCGTTCTCGAAGGACTGCCTCACGACGAGGCGAACGAAGACGACGAGGACACGCAAGACTGACGGGGCGCGATGCCCCAGGGGAGGAGTCAGCCGAGATGGGTGACGAAGCTAAGACGTCGGAACAGGTCGCAGCCGAGGCAGCCGCAGCGGCCACCGCGGCGGGGGACCAAGGCGCGGGCAAGACCGCCGAGGAGCTACAGGCCGAGATCGACAAGATGCGGCCCGCTCTGTCGGCGGCCAACAGAGAGGCCGAGACGCGGCGCAAGCGCATCGCTGAGCTCGAGGCCGCCGAGACGGCCCGCACGCAGGCCGAGATGACCGAGCTCGACAGGCTCAAGGCCGAGAACCTGGAGCTGCAGGCGACGGCCAAGCAGGAGCGCGACAACGCCCGCCAGACGCTCATCCGTGCCGCCTTCGTGGCTGAGGCCGCGCGCGCCGGCATCGCCCATCCCGAGGACGTGTTCCTGCTGGCCGACCGTTCTGCTGTGGAAGTGGACGACGAGAAGGCCACAGTCAGCGGCGTCGAGGAAGCCGTCAAGCTCCTCATCGACGCGGGCCGCGTGGTCATGTCGGACGGCGGCAAACCCCGCGCCCCCCGGCTCGACGGTGGCGCTGGCGGCGGAACAGGTGGCAGCGGACATGGCGGCCAGACCGTGAAGCTCACCGAAGACGAAATCCAGACTGCCAAGCGGTTCGGCATCACGCCGGAACGCTACGCCGCCCAGAAGGCGGCCTTGTCACAGGAAGACTAGCGGAATAAGGTAGTACCGCAGGGGCGTGATGCCCCACTCAGACTAGGTGCAGCCGTGATGGCTGGCTTGTAGGTCGCAGGCTCGTGGTAATCCGCGGGAAGCGACGTCAGACCGACCATCGAGAGGTGAAGAAGCATGGCTGACACCAGTCTTGGCTTCCGCTTCCGCTACAGGGAGTGTGGAGCCCCACCCACGATCCGCGATTTCGTCGCCAAGGACGCGGAGACGCTCACGAAGGGCGATCTCATCAACCTTGAGTCGGGCGAAGCGGATCTGGCGGCCTCCGACGACGCAGGACTCGTCGGCGTCTGCCTCGAGACGAAGGCTTGCGACGGCGTCGCCACGACCGGCGACACCGTGGCCGTCATCGTCGACCGTGACGCGGTCTACGGCGTCTATGACGCCAACGCCCGTGTCATTGGCGCGGGTCTCGATCTCGCCGGCACGACCGGCGCCCAGACCGTCGCCGCCGACTCGAACCACGATCTCATCGTGGTTGCCAACTCGTCCGCTGCCGAGGAGACGCTCGTGAAGATCCTTCACGGTGCCCATGTCCTCGACACCGTGAAGGTCTGAGGGGTGATCTGACATGCCGATCGTCAAGCAGGGATGGTCAGAAGCTCTCGCCCCGGGGATCCGCGAGTGGTTCAAGGTCGGGTACGAGGGCCGTCCTCGCGTCATGGACCAGCTGTTCAGCGTCATGGGCAGCGAGTCCGACAGCGAGTATTTCCACAGCTTCGGCAGCGTCGCGCCGGACGCGTGGGATCTGTTCAAGCTGACGGGTTCGATCCCGTCCGTGGACTTCGACAAGGGCTACAAGACCACGTTCACGCACGACGAGTTCGTGGTCGAGCTGCCGGTGCGCCGGACGTTCATCGAGGACAATAAGTACGCCCAGATCGCGGACTACACCGGCCAGCTCGGTGACTCCGCGAGCCTGAAGCGTGAGCTCGATGGCGCGTCGGTGTTCATCAACGCGGCCAGCTCGAGCTACTTGGGCGGCGACGGCGTGCCGCTCTGCGACAACAGCCACCCGGCGAGCCCGACCAAGTCGAGCGTCACGCAGGACAACCTCGACGCTCTCGCCTTGAGCGCCGACAACGTCGAGACCGTGCGCCAGAAGATGCTCGCGGTCAAGGACGACACGGGTAACGCCGTGGGCGTCCGCCCCGATCTGCTCGTGGTCGCTGGCGGGCTCGAGAACACCGCGAAGAACATCACCGAGGCGCAGGGCAAGACGGGGAGCGCGGACAACGATATCAACCCCCAGGCTGGTCGTTTCCGCCACCTCGTGCACCCGTACCTCACGAGTGCGACGCAGTGGTTCATGATCGACTCGGTGAAGATGAAGCAGTCGCTCATCTGGTTCGACCGGATCGCGCCCGGCATCACGAAGAAGGTGCAGGACGAGACGATCTTCGCGACCTGGATCGCGAGGATGCGCTACAGCTACGGCTGGCGCGACTGGAGGTGGATCAACCGCGGCAACGCGTGAGTCCTGACCGAGTCAGGCTGGCAGACAACGCTGCTGGGGGCGGCGGGTCGCCCGCCCGTCGCCCCTGGTCTGAACAAGGGAGAGGACTCTCATGGGTGTGACACACTTCGACGGCATCGACGCCGTCAGCTCGTTCCTCATCGGAGGCGTAGCGGTCACCGCGACCGCCGCCGAGATCAATGCGATGGCCGGGGCCGGCATCTCAGCGGCCGACATGGCGCTGCTCAACTCGCTGGCCGTCGCCCCCTCCAAGCACATCGTCGTTTCCAAGGACGGGAACGACACGACCGGCGTGGGCTCGTTCGCCCTCCCGTACCTGACGCTGACCAAGGCGTTCACGGTGTGGACCGCGGCCCGTCCGCTCATCGTCGTGCTCGGTGGCGAGTACGAGGAGGCGGCAACGCTCACGTGGCCTGGGGTGAACAACCTCATGCTGCTGGGCCTCGGTGACGTCTCAATCGCCAACGGCGACGCGGCCGCACAGGTCGTGCTTGTCCAGCCGGGAGCCGCCGCCACGTCGAGCTTCACGGTCTCGATCAAGGGCGTCAACCTCGCGGCTGACACGCAGATCGCGCTGAAGATCGCGAACGCGTCGATGGTGAAGAAGCTCATCGTCAGCCTCGAGGACTTCTCGGCCGAGATGGACACCTCTGGTGACTCCATCGACATCGCCGGCACGGTCGCCGGTCAGGCCATCCGGGTGTACGGCAAGAACCTCGACCTCGAGGGCCTGCTGCACTACACCGTCAACGATGCCGGCTCGCGCTTGCGGATCAGCGAGTCCGCCCTCATGGGTGGCCTCACTGGCGCAGGAGCGGTCGCTGCCGAGGTCACGCTGCTCGGCACGAAGGTGCTCACCGGCGGCATCAGTGTGGACGGCGCCCAGCAGCTCACCAACGTCGGCTGCGTCTACGCGACCGACGCCGATCCGGCCGTGTACACCGAGCTCGCCAACGCCTACGCCACGTGATCGGGGGTCCCCTGTGATCCGCGAGACACAGATCAGCCTCACCTGCAACTCGCCGGGCGCCGGCGCTGCGGTCGCGTCCGGCGACACGACACAGCCGCTCGTCGGCATCCTCAGGGCGGTCCACGTCGACCACGCCGCCGGCGGTGCAGGCACGACCGACTTCACGCTCACCTGTACGCACTCCGGGAAGTACGGAGCTCCGACCCGCACCCTGATGGCGAAGGCCGACAGCGTGGCGGACGGGTGGTTCTACCCGGTCGCGCAGAAGACCGGGCCCGATGGCGCCGCCGTCGCGAACGAGTACGGCGAGGTCGTGCTCAACGGCGTCGTCACCGCGGCACTCGCACAGGCGAACGACGCCCAGACGGCCGTCGTGACGCTCGTTTGGGACGACCAGCTGGGGTGACGGTATGGCGATCACCTACGCCGGGACGCTTGCGACCGATCTGGACAAGGTCCGTTTCCACATCGGCGACACCGACAAGACCACCAGCATCGGCCCGAAGCCGAACGACGGGCAGTTCACCGACGACGAGCTGAACGGGCTCATCACGCTGGAGGGCTCCTGGGGGCGCGCCGTCGCGGCGGCCTTCGAGGCCCTCGCGGCGCTGTGGGCCAAGCATCCGAACTTCAGCGCGGACGGCATGTCGGCGAGTCAGAGCGACATCGCCGAGCAGTACCGCGACTCGGCGGCCACGTGGCGTCTGCGTCACGGATCCGCCGACACCGCGGCCGGCGGCTCCGGTCTGGTCGTGCCGACGCGCATGGACGGCTACTCGGACGACGTCGACAGCGCCACTCTCGATGAGGACTACTACGAATGACCGTGTCAGCCGGACAGGTAACGCAGATGAAGGCCATGCTGGGCCGCACGATGGCCCAGACGGTCGCGGTCGAGACCTTCCAGGGTGAGACCGGCATCGGTCCCAAGTTCGCTGCCTCCAGCAACGTCACGTGCAACGTCTCGGCCTCCCGTCGCCTCGTGCGCAACGCCGAGGGCGAAGAGGTCACGAGCGAGTTCACTATCCACGTACCCGCCGCCAGCGAGGCGAGCTTTACGCCCCACTCTCGGGTCACCATCGGGAGCCGTGTCAGCACGGTCCTCGCCGTGAGCCCGAAGTCCTATCGCGGTCAGGTCGTCTACGTGGAGGTGGCTTGTGCCTGAGCGCATCTCATGGCACGGACGTGAAGTGAAGGCAGCCGAGATGCGTGCCGCCCGGCGAGGTCTGTTCAAGACCGGCGAGCACGTGCTCAAGGAGGCCAATGACATCGTCCCGATCGAGGACCACGACCTTGAGCGGTCGGGTGTCGTCCAGATGGATCCGAACGAGCCGCTGGTCGCGGTGTCCTATGACACTCCCTACGCGGTCAGGCAACACGAGGAGCTCGGCTTCCAGCATGACGATGACCGGCAAGCCAAGTACCTCGAGACGCCGGTCAACGCCGTCCGCTCCTCGCACCTACAGGACCAGCTCATCGATCGCGAGCTCAAGAGGGAGTTCCGATGAGCGGCTTCGACTCCGATCTGCTCACCGGCATGGCCGTGTGGCTGGCCGCACAGGGCAGTCTCTCGGCCACTTGGAACACGACCGGAGTCTACACGTCGGCGCAGACCGGCATCGTGCTCGGTGACTTGATCTCTGAGCCCGACAAGCTCATTGCCCTCGACAGCTACGGCGTGGGTGACGATCCAGCGATGTCGGATTCGCTCATCGCCCTGCAGGTGAAGTGCCGTGGCGCTGGACAGGATCCGCGCAGTGCCAAGGACATCGACGCCGCGATCTTCACCCTGCTGCACGCGAAGTGCGGGCTCACCTTGTCGACGGGTGTGCTCATCGTCCAGAGCTTGCGCAACTCGGGCCCGGCGTCGCTGGGCCAGGACGCGAACAAGCGTTGGACCGTCGTGTCGAACTACTACCTGTCGGTCCACAGGCCGTCAGCGAACCGAACGTAAAGGAGAGCGAACATGCCAGCGACAACGAAGGTTCCGCTGGGGCCGACCACGCTGAACCGCAAGTGGTACGCGGACGTGAACACCGGCACCCATGCTGTCCCGGTCTGGACGGGCATCTTCGGGATCACCGATTTCAAGCCCGGCCTCGACCCGACGTCACAGGACGACTCGGACTACGACAGCGGCGGCTACAAGAGCGACAACGTCACCGCGCTCGGCTGGGCTCTCGAGCTCACGCTGCGCCGGGGCGTGCAGGACGCGGCTCCGACCGCCTATGACGTCGGTCAGGAAGTCCTGCGCGCGGCCAGCAACCTCATGGGCCTTGGGAACAAGGTCGAGCTTCGCTGGTACGAGATGCCGGACAGCGGTCCTCGCACGGAAGCCTGGCAGGGCTACGCGAGCGTGCGCTGGAGCGAGAACGGCGGCCCGATGGACGCGAACGACATGGTGGCCTGCACGCTCACGGGCAAGGGCTCCCGGACGGCGATCACGCACCCGGACGCCGCGGCCGTGCCGCAGGTGTTCAGCGTGACCCCGGCCACGGGTGCAGCGGCCGGCGGCGAGCTCATCACAATCGTCGGTTCCGGGTTCACTCTCGCGACCGCCGTCGAGATCGGCAGCGGCCACGCGGCCTCGGATTACAACATCGTGGACGCGAATCACATCTCCGCGGTCGTCCCGGCGCACGCCGCTGGAGCGCACAACGTCATCGTGTCCAACGCGACCGGGCCGAGCACCGACGCAGTGAGCTTCACCTACAGCTGAGTCTGAGAGGGAGGGAGAGCAGTCATGGGTGGTGGATTCCGCGACCTGGAGGAGTTCCTTGTCGTAGAGCCCGTCGTGCTGCCGATCCGGGGCAAGGACTACGCCTTCCCCGGTCAGGTGAGCGCACGCACGTGGCTTCTGCTGCAGGATCTCGCCGAGCGGGAGCAGCGGGCACGTAAGGCCATCGTGGACGGCGAGAACATCGACCTCGATGAGGTAGTGGTCCCCGACGACGTCGAGGATCACCTGATGGACGAGCTGCTCGGCGAGGCGAAGCAAGAGATGATCGACGACGGCCTGACGAGCTCGCATTTCAAGGCCGTGCTGTACACGCTCATCGCCTATCACCTCGAGGGCCGCGACAGCGCCCTGGAGGTCTGGACAAGCAGGGGGAATCGGGGGCCCCGAACCGAGCCAAGCGCCGACATCCGGCGAAGCAGGCGGCTCAGTCTCGGGGCTCCCGCGGTGGATCGACGAGCCCACGCCAGCCGGCAAAGGCGCAACGTGGTTCGCCATCCTGAGCTGCTGGGAGCAGATCGAGGCTGACATGCAGGAGCTCTACGGCATCGACTTGAGTAGCCCGGGCCTGCTGGACGCGAGGAGCGGACGCTGGCTTAGCGTCCGCATCCTCGGCCTCCTCGACGTGCGCTCGCGACTCAGCCTGACCCTGTTCCCACCTGAGGAAGCGTCAACGGGAGACAGCACATGAGCATGACGGTCGGCGAGCTCGTCAGCTATCACAAGCTGGACGACAGCCACTTCACGCGGACCCTCGACACCGACGAACGCAAGTTCCACTCGTTCGGCAGTCGCATGGGCCGCGTCAGCGGCATGGTCGGCAAGGCCGCGATGGCTGCCACCGTGGGAGGCGTGGCGGCGCTCGGCGCCGGGCTCGTCGCCGGTGCGTACGCCGGCATCAAGTACAACAGCACCATCGAGCAGACGACGATCGCGATGGGCACCATGCTGGGCTCAACGAAGAAGGCCAAGGCCCTCATCGCCGACGTCTCGAAGATGGCCGCTGAGACGCCCTTCGAGTTCCCCGAACTGGCCGACACCAGTAAGCGCCTCGTCGCCTACGGCTTCGCGCAGAAAGACATCATCGACACGACGACGCGCCTGGGCGACATCTCGAGCGCCCTGAACATCCCACTCGGCGACATGGCGGATCTGTACGGCAAGGCCCGCGTGCAGGGTCGGCTCTATAGCGAAGACGTGATGCAGTTCGCCGGGCGCGGTGTGCCGATCTTCAAGGCCCTGGCCGACGTCATGGGCGTGCAGCAGAGCGAGGTCAAGGGTCTGGTCGAAGAGGGCAAGGTCGGCTTCCCCGAGCTCGAGAAGGCAATCGGGTCCCTCACCGACAAGGGCTCGATGTTCGGCGGCATGATGGCCAAGCAGAGCAAGTCCTTCGGCGGCCAGCTCTCGACGCTCAAGGATGGCGTCGTGCAGCTCATGGGTTCGGCGTTCAAGCCGCTGTTCACGTGGCTGACCAAGGAGGGCATGCCGGCACTCAACAAGGCGATGCCGTCGATCCAGAAGGCCGTAGAGGGCGTTGTCGATTGGGTGGGCGGCCTCTTCGACTCCATCGGTCCCGTGCTCGGCGCGATCATCGGGTGGTTCAAGAAGCACGGCCCCGCGATTATCGGCATCGTGAAGAGGATGGCTGCTATCTGGGGCGACTCGCTGAAGCCGGCAATCAAGCAGATCGAGCCCCTCTTCCGCGACCTTGGCGAGACGGTCGCCGTCTGGGTCCAGTTCATCCGGGATCACTGGGACACGATTGGCCCCGCGGTCAAGCTGGTCTGCGACATCATCGGCCGCGCCTTCAGCATCCTGCTCCGCGCCGTGCGCGTCATCCTCGCCCTGCTGCGCGGCGATTGGGACGAGGCGTGGAAGCAGATCAAGGGCATCCTCTCTTCGGCGGTGCGCCAGCTCCAGGACACGGTGAAGCTCGGCGGGAAGCTCATGCGCATGGCACTCGACGCCGCGTGGACACTCATCAAGCGCGCCGTGGGCGCCGCGATGGACTGGATCGTGGACCGCATCGCCGGCGCGTGGCACGCGGTCGAGGACAAGACAGCGTCGATCTGGGACGGCATCCTGCGCAAGGTCGCGGGCTACGTGAACAAGGTGATCGACTTCATCAACCCGCTTCCGGGAATCGACATCAAGCACGTCAGCTGGGGCAGCGGATCCGGCAAGAGCTCGAGCACGACCAAGGCTCACGGCAACACGAACCAGGGCGACCCGTCCGGCGGCTGGGACGCTCAGCTGGGCAACGGCCCGGCTGGGGATCCGAGTGGCAAGGGTGGGGGCTCGTACGGCGACAGCGACATGCCCGGCGCTCCCTCTCTGCCGGCCCCGTTCGCGGGCATGCTGCCCGCCATCGGCAAGGCCGTCTGGTCGAAGATCAAGAGCCTCATCGGCTCGGTGCTCTCGGGCCTCGGTGGCTCGGGCTACGGCTGGGCGACCACGCTCGCCAAGCGGTTCGGCCTCTCGGTCACGAGCACGTACCGCAAGGGCGCCATCACGGCGGCGGGCTACCCGTCCGATCACGGCGTCTGGGGACGCGCGGCTGACATCGCCGGGCCGGCAAGCATGATGAGCAACCTGTGGTCCTACCTGAAGCGCACGGCCGGAAGCTGGAAGCAGGCCATCTATGGCCACCAGATCATCAATCGTGGCTCGCTCGGCTACTACGCCCCGTCCGATCACTTCGACCACGTCCACGTAGCGCGCAGTTACTCCCCTCCGGGGGGCTCGGGCAAGGTTGGGGACGATTCGCGCTCCTATGGCCCTCCTGGCGCCTCTGAGAGGGCTTTCGGGCCCGGTGCTCAGGTGTACCTCTCGTTCGACGGGGCGATCTTCGTCGATTCGACGCGCGCCGGAGTCGAGCGCATCTGGCGGCTCGTGACCAACGCCGAGAACGTCGTGGCCGTGGACAAGGGGAGGCTGAGCCCGACATGATTCTCACCGCGACCCTGGGAGCCATCGAGCTTCCCCTCTCGCCGCATCAAGTGGACTTCGGCAGCCTCGAGTGGCTGCCGGTCCTGCGCTCCGGTGGCCGCTCCGACGTGCCGACCGTGAGCCGCCAGCAAATGCCCTCAGTGCGGACCCTGCCGCTCGACATCTGCCGACAGCCACTCAGCACCGACACGACCGCCACCGTGGACGCGTGGGTGAGCTCCGTGAACAAGGCGCTCTCTATCGAGAACACGCTGGTCATCGAGAACGACGACGGCACGCAGGCCATCTTCGCGACCTACCCGAGCGACCCCCTGCCGCCCCCGGCCGGTGCGCTCTACGTCACGGCGACGACCTACCAGAAGACGGCGCAGATCCGCGTCAGCCCGTTCGCCCTCGATGACGAGGCGACGATTGCAGACGCCGACCTCGCTTCGCCGGGCGGCCTCGATCTCTCGGCCATCGTCACCGAGTACCCGGCGCGCCTCACCGTGACGGCTGCGCCGACGACCGGAGTCGCGGACCCGATTCACGGGATCTGGATGGCCCTGCACCCGGACGCAGCGTGGACCGGCTACGTCATGGAGGCCATCGCTGTCACCGGCTGGGACGACGAGGTAGCGGACGGCACCCTGGGCGTCAACGTTGTGCGCTTCGCCGCTGGGGCCGGGTCCGATGCCGGCACGATCGACGTGACCGACTTCACTGAGAGCGCCTACCTCGTGATGGGCCGCTTCATGGTCACGAACGGCGGCACGCTCACCGTGGCGCCGACCCCGTTGCCCGACTCGGGGGCTCTCGTCACGACCGGGCAGACGCACTACGAGTGGCTGCCCATCGGCGAGCTCTACCTGCCCACGAAGCGCGTGCGGGGCGCGGCGACCAGCACTCTCACGCTGACCGGATCCGCCGCGACCCAGGCGGCCTACTGTCACCGGCTCGCGTTCCTGCCCCTGCGCTGGGGTTGGGTCAGCTACCACGACACGGACGGCCCCACCGACGAGATCAGCGCGCTCCGTGTGGAGTGGGAGGACGTCTACGTGGACGACGTCGTGGAGCTCGACAACGTGCTCGGCGGCGGGCTTCGCGCCACCGGCGGACAGCTCATCGTCATCGCTGAGGACAACGATGGCGACACGGTGGGCTTGAGCGTCGATCTGTCTGCGGTCTACCGACCGCGGCGCAACTGGCTGGGATAGGAGACTTCGCATGGCTGACAACGTGACCATCCTCGACGCCAACGACGTCGAGGTCCCGGTCGCCGCCGACGACGTGTCGTCGGTCTGGTATCAGTACGTCAAGCTCGATCTGGGGGCCGGCGGCGCCAGCGCGCCGGCGGTCGGCACGGTGCCGATAAGCGACGGCGCCGGGTCACTGACTGTAGACAACGGCGGCACCTTTGCCGTGCAGGCTGCGCCCGCCGAGCACGCCAAGACCATGAAGCATGCTCGTATCGCCCTCTCGGCCGGGCAGACCGGCGCGACCGTGCTGGACCCGACGAACGGGACCAAGTTCGTCCTGCACAAGATGATCCTCTCAGTCACCGCCTCGGGGACCGTCGAGTTCTTTGACGAAACCGACTCGGGCGCTACCGTCATCGGTCCGATCCTCAACCTCGCCGCCTACGGTGGCTGGACCGAGACGTGGGACATGCAGGCCCCGCTTCGCTCGGCGGCCGTCAACAACGTCCTCAAGTACACGTCGTCGGCGACCTTCACGGGCAGCCTCTACATCGAGTATTGGGAGGAGTAGCCCCGGTGCAGAAGAACTCCAAAGCCGGCGCGACGCTGGAACTGTTCGCTGCCCGGGCGAAGTCTGGCGACGGTCCGCCCGCAAACTCCCCGCTGACGACCCAGTGGTACGACCTGAGCGGCGCCGCCAACCACGGCACCCTACAGACCTTCGCCGGAAACGGCGGAAGCGGCTGGGCGACGGGTCCCGACCGGCTCATCTTCGACGGGGCCAGCGACTACGTAAGCCTGCCCGACACCGGAGTCTGCGAGGACAGAGTCTTCTCTCACGAACTCTGGATATACGGCTTCACGTCGACGTCCACCGTCTACGCCACGTCCGAGGGAAGCAACTCATCGACCGCGAACTACGCCGGCCTGCGCTTCGCCTCGGGCAAGGCGTATTTCCGCATGGCCGACAGCGTGGCGGCGAAGATGGCCGGCGGCGACTACACGGTCAACGACGGTGCCCTACATCACATCGTCGGGACGGTGGACGGCAGCACGGTCCGCTGCTACGTAGACGGGCAACTCGGGGCGACGACCGATGCCGCCCCGTCAAACAACCTCGTGGTCGACCGCGCCGCTGTCGGCGCTCTCTCTCGCGACGTCGTTGGCAGCTACTTCCCGGGCGCGATCTGCGTCGTCCGCTTCTACCCGATCACCCTCGAAGCCGTGCACATCGCACGGAACTACGCCATCGGACTCGCGTGGCCCGGCCTTGAGCTTTTGGGAAGGATCGGATAGTGGCCGCCCCACTTGCTCCCACCGTCTACGCTGCCGGGCAGCAGGACGGGCAGGCGCTCGGCGGCGACGTCTACGGCGACGGCTGGGTCGGCGCCGTCGCTTCGGCGAGCGGCGACGCCCCGACCGGTATGCAGTTCTACACCAGCCCGACCGAGGGCGGGACGTACACGAGGCGCGACCTCGACGAGACCTCCATCGTCACTAATCCGGCCGCGCTTCACTATCTCTGGCACTCGACGCGCCCCACGCAGTTCCTCAACGGTCCCTTCGCCGATGGGGCTACGGTCTGGGTCAAGGCGAAGGCGTCCAACGGGGACGGGACTTCGGGGTACTCCAACGCGGTATCGTGGGTCACGGAGATCGACAAGGCACAAGTCCTCGCTGACAAGTTCGTCGCCTACGCGGCCTACGTCGACTCGCTCGAAGGCGACTACGTGCCCTACGACGCGGATCACGCCTACTGGTCCCTGCTCGCGCTCGCCTACATGTACCACGAGACGCGCAACGCCACCCACTTGACCTACGTTGGAAACCAGTGGGACCACCTGACCAGCTTCACCAACGCCGACGACCTGCTCGTCATCCCCATCGATACACCGAACTTCATCAGCCGCTACCGGACAAGCTGCGCCATCTCCTCTGCCTACTTCGCCCAGCGGCTCCTCCGCGATGCGGGGCAGACCGCGCTCGCCGACACGATGCTGTCGCAGTGCGATGCGTGGGCACAGGCTATGCTCGACCACCTGCCGACGCAGTCCTGCGAGAGCGAGGGCATGAGTTGGCTGCAAGCCGAGTGGCAGGCGGCCCACTCGTACTCCGTGGGTGCCGTCGTCGCCAAGGTCGCAGACAACGGCCACCAGTACCGCTGCACGACCGCAGGCACGTCCGGCGGCAGCGAGCCGGTGTGGCCCACGGGGCACGGCGCGACGGTCGCCGACAACGGGATAGTCTGGACCGAGGACACCTACGTCGCCGATATGTGGCCCGACCGCTTCTCGACGGCCTCGCCTTACAACGTGGGCGAGTTCAACGTCTTCGTCCACCCCAACCAGATGCTTATCACCGCGCTCGTCTTCGCCTGCCTCTACAGTGACGCGGGATCGGCGTTCCACGAGAGCGCGACCGCCGAGGGCGTGGTCGACGACCTCGTGCGACTCGTCATGCCCGTCCTCAACTGGTCGACCGGGCAGATGCCCTACCGGGAGGACACGGTTTATTGGCCGCAGGCGACGAACTACGACACCCTCTACGGTGCGTACAGCCTCTTCGCGAGCTACTTGGTTCGCTACCTGCTGGGCGAGGATTACTCCGCTCGCTTGAATGCGTACCTCGCAGGTGGCCTGAGCTGGCTCAACGGGACCTACGCGACGGAGCCGGACCTCTCGTGGCATTACGTGGACAACGCTGTTGCCTACTACTGCGCGATGGAGGCCGGGTGCCGGCAGGTCGCTTGTCAGCTCGCGAGTGTCGCGAACCCCGTCGAGGACGTTCGCTGGTCGACGGCGCTCAACGTGCCCGCGACTGACTATGTAGGTGAGTACGACCAGTACGGCATCGTCGAGAACCCCGACAGCGCGGCCTACCAAGCCCGCTTCCTGATCTGGGATGCGGCGCGTGCCGCACTCCTCATCACGAGCCGCACGTGGACGGCGAGCCTCACGATCAACGCCGGCGCCGCCTCGACCGGCGACAACGACGTCACCCTGACGATCGCCTGCGTCGACCAGTACGGCGACCCGCCCGACGAGATGCGTCTCGGCGAGGGCGACGCCGCGGCGGCCGCCCCGGATTCGTGGGGCGCGTGGGAAGCCTTCGCCGCGACCAAGGCGTACCAGCTTGCCGCAGTCGCCGATGAAGTAGCGCACGCGCGCGGCGTCGGCGCGGAGTTCAGGAACGTATGAGCCTCCTGCTGCTACTCAGGACTCCCGTCGCGACGGCCCTCGGCTGGGGCGACGCGTGGGATGACATCAGCCTACAGATCGACTGGACGCTGCAGAGTCTGGTGATCAACGGCGGCGCGCCCTACACGCTGGAGAAGACGGTCAGCGTACGCTTCCGCGGCGCCTCCAGTGCCTCGAGTCTCCAGAACGGTCTCCCCAGCGAGTACCGCATCCGTGACTCCGCGGGGTCGTTTACTGCTTGGACGCCCTACGTAAGCGATGGCCGCCACAAGTCACGCGGCCACATGACCGTAGCCCTCACGCTGCTCGGCAACGGTGACCGTACCGTCGAGATCGAGCTCCGTGACGAGGATCTCAACACGCACGCTCTGACGGCGGCCACGATCGAGGTCGTCGTCCCTGGCGAGACCATCGGCGGCGTCGCGCCGCCCCTCGACATCACGAACTGGCAGCTGCTCATCGGCGGCAAGAACTTCATCGACGCGCTCGACGCGCCCCCCAGCTTCAGCCACGGGCTGCACGGTCCCGGCTCGCTGCGCGGCCAGATCCTCACCGATCAGCCCATGCGGCGCTACGCGAACGAACTGGTCGCCGGCGCCGTGGCGGAGCTCTACGATGGCCCTCTGATGCTCTGGGACGGCAAGCTCAAGCCGCAGACCCCGATGAGCGACGACGACTCTATGGTCCTCATCGACGCGGCCGGCCCGCTCGATCTCGCCAAGCAGGACGAGACGCACATCGAGATCTTCGTGGACGCCGACCCGGAGAACTGGCACCAGACGCAGAAGTCCTACCGCAAGTACGAGGTGTCGATCGAGGACGGCTTCCGCATCGAGCACCGCAGAAAGACCTTCGCCGATGGCGGCAAGCTCGGGAGCGTCTACTACTGGCTGTACGACGGGCGCCGCACGGACGCCGCGGCCGTGATCGACCATGTCTACTTCGCGGACTCGGACATCGACGTGGAGGCGAGCAACTGGTACGCGAAGTTCTACGTCGCCGAGCACCCGTGGGGCACGTGGTACGAGGTCCCGGCGGCGCACAACGGCGAGTGGCACAACGAGACCGACTCGGGGGCTCAGAGGATCCCCAGCGGGACCGACTCGTTCGCCGATCTGGCTGCGGACCACTGGCCCGGTGTGGCGGTACGCGCCGTCAAGGGGAGCCTGAAGACGGATGCCGACGTAGAGGTGGCCGATGCGGCGAACGACCGTTGGCTCGAGGTCGACAAGCCCCAGGTCTTCGTCTACGGCACGGTGAACCGGATCGACGAGATCCACGACGCGCTTGCGACGTCGATGGGCTACACGACCGACTGCTCCGACGTGGGGAGCGACCTGACGCACGCCGCCTTCCAGGGCGAGACGAGCCGCGCCGCCATCTTCGAGGAGACCGCCAACCTCCACAGCTCCTATGTGGAGTGGGGCTGGAAGGTCGGCGGGCTCTACATCTGCCGGCCGCGCCCCGCGGTCCCCGAGATGCGCTCCCGCTACTACGTGCTCAAGACTGAGGACTGCGCGTGGGGCGTCGTCACCGATCAAGACCTGAAGCGCGACATCGTCTGCGTCTCCTACCGCTGCCTGGACGACGCTGCTCTGCCGAACGGCAAGGTGAAGCGCCTCTACCGTCCGGCCGCCCCGGTGAACTTCTACGACCGTGTCGCACCGCTCGATCTGACGGGCTCCAAGGTGATGACCGAAGCCGACGCCCAGAACGCCGGCGACCAGTGGCTCGCGTGGAACTCGGCCGAGTCTGGCATCGGCCCGATCTCAGGGTTCGGCGCCTGGCTGAAGACCGTGGACGGGATCTGGGTGGAGGCATCGCACGCCCGCAACGGTGACTGGATCAGGGCCCGCGACCCCGCGAACCTGCTCGAGGTGGGTCCCTACTACATCACCGGCGTTGAAGTGGCGTCGCCCGATGAGGTCACGCTCTACGTCGGTGGCGCTGAGCTAGGCTTCACTGTGACGCGGTCCTTGCCTCACCGGGGCGGCCGGCCGCGCGGACCTAAGCAACCGTGGCCCGGTCGTGGGCCCAGACCGGGATGGGGGCGCTAGTGGCCGACCACTTCGAGAAGGCCATGCAGGACATCGCCACACGCTCGGCGGCGAATGGCGGTCCCACGATTGGAGACGTGTTGGTCGCGCTCGTAGCTGCTAACGAGGACTCCGAGGAGACTGCGGCAAGGCTGGCAAAGACGGTTGAGTCCCAGCACGCGGAGAGTCTCAATGCTATCGAGGACAACCGCGTCGTGCTGGTCGCACACTGCGTCGAGGCCGACCTACGTGACACGCGCATCGAGGTGCTCGAGGGCTGGCGCCACGAGCAGGCGACGACCTGCGTGGCCCGTGTCACGCAGATTGCCGAGAAGGTCGCCGAGGCGGTCGTGGCCTCCGAGCACGGCGCGCGTCATGACGCCCACATGGCTGCCTGTCACGCTGAGAAGCCGCGCCGAAAGGAAGACCCGCCCGAAGCCGACTTCACCGAAAAGCGCGACATTGAGAACTGGGGCAACTCTTACGGCGTTGAACAGGCGAAGCAGATCTGGCTCATGTGGCTGCTCGGGACGGCGGTCGGCAGGGTGCTCATCTACGTCGCTGGGGGTGCATCCATGCTCGCCATCGATCACTTCTTTGGCGGCTGAGCACCATCGTCATCAACTCGATCGTCTGCGGACGACCGTGAGCGAAGGAGGAGTAATGGCAGCGAAGTACAAGATCAGGCGAGACTACGACGCTTTGCGCAACAGCGGGCCCCGAGATCTGGGGCTCATCCGGCACATCGTTCTCCACGACATCGAGAGCACGAACAAGACCGGCGCCGCAGAGGGCACCGGCGTGTGGTTCGAGGACCGCCGCGTGAAGGCATCGACGAACTACGGCGTCGATAACAACTCCATCCAGGCGTACTTCGATAGGGTGCTCGGGACGATCCCGTGGGGGGCCCCGGGCGCGAACGTGGACGGCGTCCACATCGAGATGATGGGCGTTGCCCGCTGGGACGAGGAGCAGTGGTTCAAGAACGCGAAGCCGACGATGGACCGCACGGCATGGCTCATCGCCCGCATCGTCGCCAAGCTCAAGCAGTACGACGTCCCTATCCCGATCCGCCGGCTCACCGACGAGGAGCTCCGCGGCAACAAGCGCGGGATCACGACGCACCGGCAGGTGTCGCGTGTCTACCGCGGCACGCATACCGATCCGGGCCACGGCTTCCCGTACAACTGGCTGCTGGTGCGTGCCGTCTACTACCACAAGCACCCGGCACAGCTGGGGGTCTGAACGACCATGACCGAACTGCGCTGCACACGACCATGCCGACTCTGCCGGGAAGCCCCGGCGTGCTCGCTGGTGCGCGCGCTGCAGTCGGCCGTCGTGCAACACGACTTCGATCACCCTCGGGCACCTGACCTCGAGGTGGTGATCGACTGCCGTTTCTACGTGCGCGGAGACGGCGGATCCGGCGAGCAACCCCAGGGGGCACTGTGAGGCATGCGAAGTGGATCGTCGTCACGATGCTCCTCGTGCTGGTCATCTGCGGCTCAAGCTCTGCTCTGGCCTCGCACGGCATTCGCGGCACGGGCTATCGCGCGGCGCTGGCCGCTCAGCGGGCAGAGGCACGGCGCGCAGCGGAGCTTCGTGAGGAGCGTCGTGCAGAGCGTCGCGAGCGCCTTCGGGAGAAGCGTCAGATCGTGCACTACAGCAAGCTCTACGGACACCGTGTGGGCCGCTGGTGGCCTCTCTGCCACGAGTGGTTTCCGGGCCGCGAGCGCGAGGCGCTCTACGTCATGTCCGGCGAGTCTGGCGGCGACGAGAAGGCCGGCAGGACCAACGGCTTCCAGTTCTGCGGGCTGTGGCAGCTCTGGCGCGGCCACCTGCAGAAGTTCCGCGAAGTCACCGGGCACGCCTTCTTCTGGGGCGTCCTCGTACCGGAGTACAACGCTGAGATGACGGCCCACATGACCAAGAGGGGCCGAGACTGGTCGGCGTGGCCCAACACGCGGCCGCCGTGGTAAGCAAACGATCGAAGGGAGATGCGCGTGAACGTGTTCATGGCAATCGTAGATCTGCTGGTGTTGGCGCTCCTGGGAGGGTTTCTGACCTTTCTCGCCACTCAGCTGGTCAAGCAGACGAGTTGGCCCTCATGGGCTCGGCTCGTTCTGTCGTGGGTGATGGCCGGAGTCTTTGCTCTGGCGACGGCGTGGCAAGCCGGTGATCTGCTCGGGGTCGTCAACGCGTGGTCGGAAATGACCACCGAGGCGCTCGTCACGCTGTTCGTCACCTACTGGACCGCCGCGACCATCTGGTACAAAGTCGTCTTCCAGGGCACAAGCTGGGTCACGAATCTGGGCGTCTTCCCCTCCAGAGAGTAGCCCCCCACTGTGAGGTCGGCCGCCCGCACCGGCCTCACGCCCGGCCCGTCCCGGTTCTTCCCTCCTTCCGCCGGGGCGGGCCTCTTTGCTGTTAGGATTGACGACAAGAGAATGCCCCGCGGAGCTTGCGACTCCCGGGGCGCGACACCGGAGGACAGATCCGATGCAGCGCGATTCTAGCACCGCCGAGATCCCGCTCACCCAAGGCAAGGTCGCGCTGGTCGACGCCGCCGATCTGCTCTTGCTCAAGGGCTACGTGTGGCGAGCCCAGCACTCCTACCCGTATGG